TATGCTACTTTTAGTATATAATTCATCATATAAATAAAAATTTACTCGGTATTTACAATAAAGTTCTTGACAGACATTCTAAACTTGCGTATAATATCTTTTCAAATGGAGAACTAACTATGATAGAGACAGCTATTTTTGTATTTTGCTTACTTGGATGCGGTTTAACCTGTCATCAGTTAGGAAAACAAGAAGGGATTGAAACTACAATAGAAACATTAATTGACAAAGGGCTATTACAAACTGCGAATGAAGAATAAACTAATTATAGAGCAAGTATGGGAAGAAGGTAGATATAGGTATAAAGTGTTTGATAATAACACTTTATATATGATTACAAACTCAAAAAGAGTAGCAGAATACGCCAGAGATAAACTGAGAGAAGAATATAGGAGACATAAAGATGCCGATGAAGTTTGAACCAACAAGAAAAGTTTTAGTAAATCGCAAAGCAAAGAAATATAAAACTGTTCACAGTTACATGCACACAACAGCTACAGATAAAATAATGGAAGCATTTGAAAGTGCAAATACTAAGCCAAAACATAAAGTCAAGTATCGAAATGAGCTTGTACGCAGAGGAGTCTTACATGGATAGTATTAAGAGAGCAGGTTTATGGGTATATGATTGTTATGAGTTAATATTCAATCATAATAAAAACCCTTTGAAGAATATACCAGACCCACTTGCAAGAATGTGGATAATGGTAGTGCTTGCTTGGCTATGGTCAATTACATTTGGATGCCTCATTGTAGGTAGTATAATGTTTGCAGGACTTAGTATGGCAGCACACTTTTTGTTACTATGTATGGTAACATTAACAGTCTGTGTTTTCTGGGAAGCAGATCGACGAGGAGACACATGGCTTCTAACGCTTCGTAAGAAGTAATTTTAACAATAGACTACCGAAAGGAGTCGCAGAGTGTTCCGAAAGGGCACAAGGAGAACTAATATGAATGCACAACAATTATCAATGGCAGACCTGCCTAGAATGTTTTTAGGGTTTGACCGAATGCAAAATGAATTCCTTAGCAGAAATCTAGACACATCTTATCCAAGATACAATGTCATAAAGAAAGGTGATACAGGGTATCTAGTTGAATTAGCAGTACCTGGATGGGATAAAAAAGATCTCGAAGTCAGTTTACATAAAAACGTATTGACAATCAAGGGAACAAGGAAGCAAACGACCAGTGATACAGAAGTGTACTTGCATAAAGGACTAAGTGGAAAATGTTTTACAAAAACCTTCACAGTCGGGGAGTACATAGTTTTAAAAGAAGCATATATGGCAAGAGGATTGCTATGTGTGGAATTAGAAGAACGTATTCCTGAGGCTGAGCAACCAATATACGTTGATATAAACTAGACAGGGATCGGCAGATCGTTAAGGAGAACTTGAATGTCGCTTCGAGCAAAACTTGCTGTGCGTACGTTTTTTGACTACGTTGCAGTAGTAGTGGCAATATGGATGCCACTTACCGTAATATACTTCGCCAGTATGAGCTATTAAGGATCACAAATATGAATAGAGAACAAGTACAAAAACAATTAGAAATAGACGAAGGAGTAGTTTATGAGATCTATAGAGATCATTTAGGCTATCCTACATTTGGTATAGGACACTTAATAAGAGAGGAAGACCCAGAGCACGGGCAACCCGTGGGAACTCCTATAGATAAAGAAAGAGTGACTGAAGCGTTCCAAGCAGATTTGGATATTGCCATAAATGAGTGCAAAGTTCTTTATGATAAATGGGATCAATTTCCAGGGGAAGTTCAAGAGATACTCGTCAATATGATGTTTAATCTTGGACGTCCCCGACTTAGCAAGTTTAAAAATATGAAACGAGCTTTGGATAATGGTAACTGGCAGTTAGCTGCGGCAGAGGGAGAAGATTCTCTCTGGTATCGACAAGTGACAAATCGAGCCGAAAGGTTGATGACAAGACTAGAGAATGTCTAAAGTACTTTTTGGAGTCATAGGTGCAATGATGATTAGTATGTTTTCGTACTATCAGTTTTTTGTTGTTCCAATGAAAAATAAAATCGAGGAACAAGCAAAAGTAATTATAGCACAAGATTTGAGAGACAAAGAACAGAAAGCGGCAATCGAATCTTTGCAAACCAATATGCAAAAAACATCAGAAGCCTTGAAAGGACTGCAAGTAAAGAATCAAAAATATGAAGAGGATATGGCTGAGTATCTTGATATATTTCGTAGACACAATGTAGCGAAGTTAGCAAGTGCGAAGCCAGGCCTCGTAGAATTAACTTTCAATAAAGGTACGAAGGAGGTATTCAATGCTATTCAAGAGGACAGTAATCGCATTAGCAGTATTAACGATTAGTGGCTGTAGCCTTCTTCAACAACCACCACGCGAAGTAGAAATTATAACAAAACCTATCAAAGTAGATATTGTACAACCTATTCTACCGCGTCCCATCAAACTAAAAGAACCAAAATGGTATGTAGTATCAGATGCAAAGATAGTAGAACCATGTATCAAAAATCCTGAAACAAAAAAGCCAGACTGTAAGCTGGGAAGAGAAGATAAATATCCAGAGGGATATACTTATCACGATAGATTCATGGATGAAATAAAAAAGAAACATGGAGGAGACTTAGTATTTGTAGCCATGACTGTCAAAGATTATGAACTTATGACAGCAAACACACAAGAAATAAAACGATATATTAATCAGTTAGGAGAGGTAATAATTTACTACAAAGAAGTTACCACGGATGATACCACCGAATAATTATTTCTTGACATCGAATGTGAACTTTAGTATAATAGTATTTAATTTTTCGAGACTACAAGCATGAATTTATTTTACTTAGATGATGACTTTGAGAAGTGTGCAGAGTATCATGTGGATAAGCACATTGTAAAAATGCCTCTCGAAGTAGCACAACTATTATGTACAGCAATATGGGTAGATGAACATCTAGGATTTATACCTAGAGCATTGGAGAAAGATGAAAGAGATCATCTGAACAAACTCAAGAATGAGATAAAACATTTACCTTTAGAAGAGAGACCACTAACCCCATACTTGCCAATGATGTACAATCATCCTTGCACAATATGGGTACGTTCATCTCTTGATAATTTTGAGTGGACACATTGTTATGGAAATGCTCTAAATGATGAGTATCGCTACAGATATGGAAAAGAACACAAGTCAGTAGTTGATGTAATCAATAATTTACCAGAGCCAAAGAATATGCCAAGACGCGGATTTACAACATTCGGTCTTGCAATGCCAGATGAGTTAAAAGATTATGATAATCCGATCCAATCGTATAGAGACTACTACCACCTTGATAAAGCCACCTTCGCCAGTTGGTCGCATCGAGAAAGACCTCCATGGTGGAACGACCACTATGCTGACTATGAAAAGAGGATCACAGCAAAATGAAACCATTAGAAAGACAAGAGGGAGGAGATCACTACGATCTTCCCATACAACCTCTAGAATATATTCATGCTAATCAGTTAGGATATATAGAAGGAAATATAATTAAGTACGCAACTCGACATAGAAAAAAGAATGGAGTTGAGGATATAAAGAAAATAATACACTACTGTGAACTACTATTGGAGTTAGAATACGGTGAGAATAAAAAAGAAGGAACACGAAAATTTAAGCAACACGAACATCGAGAAAGTGATGAACTTGCTGTCGGGTACAGCTACAGAAAAGGCTATAACTAAAAAAGAAGCCTGTGATATTCTAAATATATCTTATAATACTACAAGACTACAGAAAATTATAGATAGTTATGTAGAAAGAAAAGAATACACAAAAAAGCGAAAGCAATCGCTACGGGGTCGTCCCGCATCTCAGCAAGAGATACAAGAGGTGTGTGAGAGCTACTTACAAGGTGATACAGTTAGTAATATTTCTAAAGCATTGTTTCGTTCTACAGGATTTGTTCGATCAATCTTAGAAAAGGTAGGAGTTCCACAAAGACCAAATAATAAGGAGGAGCGTATGCTTCCTCATGTTTATCCAGACGAATGTATGTCTGATGATTTTGAAGAAGGAGAAGTAGCATGGTCAGCAACATACCATGCTCCAGTAACAGTCTTATACCGAGTAACAAAAGAGTATGTAGACGCAAAGAAGGGAATGGGAAAGACAGACTATGAAAATACATATGGATGTCCTTGCTATTCTATTTATGTAAAACAAAGATCAGAGCCAAATGCAGAAGATCCATTTGCATTACCAACAAACGGAGGTTTCTATGCTTATCAGCTTGCATATGAGTTGTGTAAGTTAGAACATCTCAAAGAGTATGGAGTGCGGCTCGAAAGAATAGGGAGCGTATGATGTATTTAAAAGACGCATTAGTAAAATACTATGAAGGACTTATGGCAAAACATCGCTACAATGTAGAAGTGTACCTCACTAATCCTGCGGGAATCGGAGAGCACTCAGATATAATCGAAGCAGTCGACATAGAACTTGGACATCTTGTCGATGCTCAGGACAAGCTAGAAGCTGTTAGAGGATTAAATTACAAGTAAATGCCATACAATCATAAAGTTATAGACCATTATGAGAATCCTCGTAATGTAGGATCAATGAACGCAGATGACAAAGACGTAGGCACAGGCATGGTGGGAGCACCTGCTTGTGGTGACGTAATGAGACTACAGATTCGAGTAGATGATAGTGATATAATTACAGACGCAAAATTTAAAACTTATGGGTGTGGTTCTGCAATCGCATCCAGTTCTTTACTTACAGAATGGGTAAAAGGTAGAAGTCTTGATGATGCAAATAGCATCAAGAACATGGATCTAGCAAACGAGTTAGCCCTTCCACCAGTAAAGATTCATTGTTCTGTACTTGCAGAAGACGCAATCAAAACGGCTATTCGGGATGTCAAACAAAAACGAGAGCAGTATAAAAATAGTTCTTGACAGCATGCTTATATTTTGTCATAATATCTTTTCAAAATATGAGAGGAAGCAATGGGCGACCGATTTTACAGACAACAACTAGAAGCTCTGGGCGATTGCCCAGGAAACAAAAACCCAACTAAGAGGACTAAGAAAGTGGCTTGGGATGATGATAAAAAAGCACAAGCAGTATCTATGTATGAAGATGCTTCACCAACTCCAGAAACCAGCATGGAGATTGTGAAAGATATTGCAGAAGAGTTAGATGAATCACCAAACGGTGTTCGTATGATCTTAACCAAAGCTGGCGTTTATGTTAAGAAAACTCCTGCTGCTAAGAGCAGTGGAAGTTCAAAAGGTGGAGGATCACGAGTATCTAAAGCAGCAGCCGCAGAAGCTCTTATTGCCGCCATCAGTGATGCGGGTCAGTCACCCGACGAAGAGATTATCTCTAAGTTAACTGGTAAAGCATCACAATACTTTGCATCGCTTATTACAGCAATAAACGAAGCATAATCTAAGTACCCTGCTGGGACAATCCAGTGGGGTATTTTTGCATCTACTGAAAGCACCAAACAGTAAGTACATTCACAATAAATATTGCTGAAATACTACAGAGGAGCTACAGTGAAGAAGCAAGAACTCGCACAGTTAGTGCATGAATATGGAGATGCAATCATTACATATCGTAGTGCGCACTCTAAAAAACTAAAATACAATGTATGTACTCTTGACTTTTCTACCCCCTACATACAGGAGAAGAGAAATCGAGCAAAAGAAACAGAAGAAACTCTTCTTTTGTTTTGTTGGGATACAGACTCGTACCGCTTGTTAAGACCTGCTAACGTGACAAGTGTAGTACCACTATCATCTGTTTTGAGGAATGAGAGATAATGGAACTACATCAAGCACCAGAAGCATACTCTAGAATCATTCACTATGATGAAGTT